AGAATTTCTCTCTGCGTCTCGGCCAGGCACTTGTTGACCTGACCAACAGGGACTCTGCCTATTGGCGACAGCTGATCACATCGACGAGGGAATGGTCAATATCCGGAGACGGACTCTACATCTACAACAATGTTGCCAAGAAGGTTCTGGTCGCGCACTGGAGTACACGTATCCCCTCTGAGATAGATGTGATCCTGACGTTGGCGGACGGCACTATAACGGTTACGGGAAAGGCGCTTCTCGAGAGTCTTGAATTCCCCGCACCGCACGCAGGCCCGGCAACCATCACGTTCACGCTACAGGGAACTGACGTATTAGAGATCTCTGAGAGCTGACGGAAGGAGATAAGACATGCCATCCAAATCCATTCCGATCACGCTCAAGGACGGCAAGACGCGCCAGTTGCGTTACGAATGGCCGTCGCTCTGCAGACTGAAAAGGGAGCATGGAATATCGGCGTTCGATGTCGGCAGGGAACAACTGCTTGGCAATGTCGACCCAGTCAAAATCACAGGTCTCATCTGGGCAGGCCTCATCCATGAGAACAAGGACCTGACAATTAACGAGGTGGAGAACCTCGTAGACATCACCAACGTGCTAGGCCTCATGGAAATTATCGGCGAGGCACTGCTAGAAGCTTTGCATGGGGAGGAGAAGGCAGAGGCAATAAAAAAAGTGATAAGGTCGAGTCTCGAGAGCTCTCCTGGGAAGAGTACGTCGAAAAAAGCTACAACCTAGCGCTCTCGGCTGGGATTCGGCCTTACGAGTTCTGGAGACAGACGCCGAGAGAAACGCATGAGACGGTAAAGGTCTGCCTCGAAAAGGAGAACGATAGACATAAGGAGCGATGGGATATAGCCAGATGGATGACCACGCACATTATAAATATCTCGCAGAGATACGTAAAAACTCCCATAAGAGAAGAGCAGTTATTCGTATGGGGAGAGGACCTGAAGATAGAGGAGATCGACCCTGCTAAAAGGATGCAGATGGCAATGGAAAACTTGAGGTTCCTCAAATCTAAAGCGTGGTCAAAGATAAGGGGTGGCAGTCTGGACGAGATAAAGGTTTTTGACGAGGATGATTACGAAAAGCTGATGAAAGAGAAAATGAAGGAGAACAACTGATGGCTGGAAAGCTTGCACAACTCTGGGTTGAAGTAGGGGCGAAGCTCGATAAGTTCAACAAGGGTATGTCTGATGTGGAAAATGCCACAGTAAAAATCGGCAAGAAGCTCGAAGGCGTTGGCAAACAAATGACCATGAAGGTGACCCTCCCCCTGCTTGCGTTAGGCGGAGCTGCAGTGAAAATGAGTGCGGATTTTGACAAGGGCATGACGGAATCGCTCGCCATTATGGGCGACGTTTCTCCAGCTATGCGAGCCGAGATGGAAAAGACTGCAAAACAAATGTCCGAGGAATCGACGTTCGCATCCAAAGCACTAGCGGGATCCTACTTCTTCCTGGCTTCGGCTGGTATGGACGCAGCACAATCTATAAAAGCGTTGCCTGTGGTGACAAAATTCGCTCAGGCTGGTGCATTTGATCTTGCCACTGCGACCGACTTACTGACTGATGCTCAGACAGCGCTCGGCTTATCCTCAAAGAATGCCGAGAAAAATCAAAAGAACCTACTTCGCGTTTCTGATGTTCTGGTAAAAGCAAACACCCTTGCCAATGCGAGCGTCCAGCAGTTCTCGGAATCATTGACAAACCGCGCAGCCCCGGCGTTGAGAACAGTTGGAAAGGATATCGAAGAAGGCGTTGCGGTTCTAGCAGCTTTCGCTGATCAAGGTCGTAAAGGAGGCGAAGCTGGAGAGGCCCTTTCCATAGTGATGAGAGACTTGCAGCGTGCTGCCATAGGAAATAAAACAGCTTTTAAGGAAGCGGGAGTTACCGTCTACGACGCTAGTGGAGAGATGGTCAATATGGCTGACATTATAGGAGACCTTGAAAATCTGTTTGTGGATATGTCAGATGAGCAGAAAAAGTCCACAATGACCATGTTGGGCTTTCAAGAACGCTCGCAGGCCAACATCCTGACTCTGATCGGCATGTCCGATAAGATAAGGACATACGAAGCGGAGCTCCGGAAAGCGGGCGGGACTACAGAAAGAGTCTCCAAAAAACAGTTGGAGGCTTTCTCCAATCAGATGACAATCCTCAAGAATAAGCTTATGAATGTGGGCATCCAGATTGGCGATATTCTTATCCCGATCATAAAGGACCTTGTCGAAGATTATATCGAACCTGCCGTGAAATGGTTCTCGAATCTATCTGAAGGCTCAAAAATTATGACAATTAAATTTGCTGGAATTGCAGCGGCCACAGGCCCTCTTCTTTATGGTTTCGCGAAGGTTCTCATTATTCTTCCAAAATTGAGACGAGCCTTTGCCCTCATGACAGGTCCTATAGGCATAATGATCGCAGCAGCGACAACGCTGGGCATTGTTTTGAGTAAGGTGATTGATGACTATGCAGCAAAGCAAGACGCAGAAATGGACGCCATGGTGGAAGCTGCAAAAGGTGCCAAGCAATTCTGGGATTTCAGAAGAAAGTTGATCGAAGAAGAAATTATTTCTGTCGAAGAATTTAAGGTTATATATGAAAAGCATGGAAGAAATTATCAGCGCGTTATGCGGGCAATGGCCACGCTTCCTGAATATAAGGAATTAAGAGATAAATGGGAAGCGATGCAGAAGCAGCAAAAAGAAGTCGGCGAAAGCACAGAAGATTTAGAAAAAAAATATAAGGGTCTTTTTGATGACATTGGAAAAGGTGTTGGAGAACTACCTTCATTAGTAAAAACGATGACCGATGAAATCAAAAAAGCGACTCTTGATGAATACGAATATAGAAGATGGGCAGCGGATCAGATATATGCGGATCGGGTGAAGGTCTTGGAAGGCGAGAAGGGGAGCAATGCGGACTTTGTCCTGGCCAAAAAAGCATGGCAGGCCAACCTGGCACAAATCGAGAAGGACCAGACCACAGCGATGAGAGAAGAATCGAAAAAAAGAGGGGAAGTCTTAGATGAGGGGATGGAAGATGTAGCAAAATTCTTCGATGCTTATGAGGAAAGGCTTGCGGAGTACAGTGATATCTCAAAGCAATACACGATGAAGGAATTCGATTACAAAAAGCAGGAAGTGGAGGAATGGTACAAAAGAGAGGTGCAGACCCTGGAAGAACTCTATGGTAAATCCGAGCTGTTTACCGAGGCGATGCTAGAATTGTGGCAGGCATACACCGCGAAAATGAAAGCACTTGATGAAGAGAAGAAATTATCGGGTCTGGAGGCGATCTATGCAGTGGCCGACGCCACAGCGAACCTCTTCACCCAGATAGGTGCCTTGAGCCAGACGCATTATGACAATGAATTGAGAGCACTCGAAAACCAGACCTTGGCCAAGAAAGAGGCGATCACGGAGGAATACGAAGACGCGAGGAAGGCCATAGAAGACAGTATTATGAGCGAGGAGGAGAAGACAACAGCACTCCTAGCTCTGGAGCAGAAAAAGAATGCGGCCATCGAGAAGATGGATACAGAGGCTGAGAGGGAAAAGAAAAAAATCCAGAAAAAGGCATTCGAGTCCCAGAAAAAAATATCACTCATAACGGCCGCCATAAACATCGGAGAGGCAATAACCAAAGCCCTTACTGGGGCTATCCCACCCTGGAATTTCATATTGGCCGGACTGGTGACGGCAGCCGGGGCCATCCAGCTAGCGGCAATCGGGGCGCAACAGTTCCCCTCTGCGCAGGAAGGTGCGTGGGTTCCCAGGCCTATGCCTGTGATGGCGGGACATGGGCCGAAAGGAGAGATTATAGCTTCTCCGCAGAAAATGAAAGAGATATTTGCAGAAGTCGGTGCAGGGATTGGCGGGGGAGCCACCATTAAAATGAATGTCTATTTTTACGGCGATATATCAAACGTCGGGGATCTGGATCAGATCTCGAATCGACTTGCAGAGAAGACCCGCCGGGCCATGGAGAGAGGAAGGAAATGACAATCGAGAAGATCAAGATAATTGATTCTATCGGCCAGGAATTCACGCTACCGAAGACCTTTGAGTTGCGTAGCGAACCGTTGGCCAGAAGGAGCAATCTGTTGGACACAGCCTTCATCCATGGAGGGAAGGACGTCTCCGACGGAATGTTCACGCCCAGACATATCGAGGTGAGCGGTACCATTTGGGCCTATTCGGATGCAGAATATAACGCAAAGTGGGACGCACTTGCAGAACATCTCATTAAAGATAATATCCGGATCCAGAATAAAGACCGGCAAATCCGTCTCCTTAAAATAGTCGATATCTCCCATGAGTATCCTTCCAAAGCGGGCCTCCATCTCGGCGAAGTCTCCATCACGTTTCTTGCTGCGGATCCTTTCTGGTACGCGAAAAACGCACAGCAAAAAGAGAGGCCAGTCACCAGCTCCCCGGATACTTTCCAATTTGATATCGGCGGTAAGATGGAGACATGGCCAATCATCACGATCGACATGAATGCAGATAACTTTGACTTTAAGCTTGAAAACATAACCGATACTAACCGGGAATTCAGGATCCAGGATACGGGGGCCACAAACGGGTCGACTATAATCATCGACTGTAAGGCGGGGACCGCGATGAGAGGGGCCACGGATTTGATCGCGGTCTTCTCCGGGCTTTTCCTGAGACTCCTGGGCGGGAGAACAAACGAGTTTAAATACACCGGCGCGAATTGTGATATAACAATTCAATATTTCGAGGCGTGGATATAAGATGCCAAGACTCCGGGAAAAGAAGCGACTCCGGGAACAGAGACTTACAGGAATCAAGACCGGAATCCCGACATACGTTCCGCCCGAACTGATACTCAGAGGATTCAAGCTCAAGTTTTATGACACCTCTGACGTAAAGATCGGAGAGCTCGGCTCGGACGTCAAAACCGGGAAAGTAATCGACGTATCGTTTGAACTCCGAACGCTTGGCTGCGGCGCCTTTTCTTTTATCCTGGATGACGAATCCAGCTTCGCGATCGGCTTCAGGACCCGGGTCGATATTCATCCCTATTTTGACGCGTCACCCTGGTTTACAGGATTCATCCAGACGATTCCGCAGACCGGCCAGAAACGGCCCTTCGAATATACCGGCTTTGGCTTCTTTGATCAGTTGGATTGGGTCACGGTGACGGGGAGCTATGAAGACGATGAGCTGGCCGATATTGTAAAGGATATCATTCAGAACATCGTGGCTCCGGACACTCAGATCGTCTACAATGCGGCGAAGATAGAAGCGACCGGCTATACCGTAAACTCTATTGACTTCGACCATGCTTTCGCCAAGGATGCGATCCAGACGCTGGCAGACATGGCCCAGGATTATGAGTTCGGCGTCGACGATTCCCGGGAGTTCTATTTCAGGCCGATCGAAACTGATGTCAATTATTCATACTGGGTCGGGAAGCACTTCCAGAATATAGAGATAGAGGAGGATCCCTTCACGGTCAGGAATAAGCTATACATTAAGATCGGAGAGATCCAGGCCGGCGGCACGAATATTATCGGCAGCGTCCAAAATAACGACAGTATTACTGCTTACGGGCTACGGGAAGAAGTCATCACCGTTCCGGAATCCCTGAATTCTGCCGACGCTACAAGGTGGGCTAATATGATTCTTTCCGAGCTGAAAGATCCTGCGGTTAAAGCGAAGATAGTAAACATCCTCTTTGATGAAACAAAAGCCAAGATCATAGCGCAAGGAAAGGCCAGGATCACCATGTATGAAGGCACGGAATACTCGCTTTTTATAAAGACCGTTTCATATTCAATCACTGCAGGCGGGATACTTGGCGAGATGGAGTTGGAGTGGGAAACGAGCGGACTCGAAGGAAAGATCCTCACTCTGGTCAAGGACCTGGAGGAAGAGAAGCGCCTGTCCGACAAAAGGGCGAAACAGCTTTATCTGGCGGGCGGAGGCAACGGCGGCGGAGCGGTCCCCATCGGAGTAATCGTCCCTTATTTAGGCGGCTATTTTACGGATGGAGCTAATGGCGGATTCACGATGGTGATGGCGGGTGCGAATACAGTGGCAGCCGTCAATACTCTTTTGAATCCAGACGGTTTTTATGTTTGTGATGGAGCTACGCTTAATCTTGTGGATAGTCCAATTTTCGAGGGCGCCGGCCGATATCTCCCCAAATTGACAGATGATAGATTCATAATGGGAGACACTCTTGGAGGGACTCCTGGCGGGAATAATGCGATGGCCCACACCCATCCTTCTGGCACTCTGGGAACGGATACAGAAGCTAATCACGGTCA